CGAAGCAGAACTGAAACGCATTGACGCGTTAAAGGCGGAGCTGCGGGATGTTATTTAAGAGGACAAAATGAAATACTTAAAATGGTTTTTGTATGCTGTTGTGGATGTGCTGTTTAACCTTGTTGCATATCTCACAAACCCGTTCGTCCTGCTGTTTGCGGACGTGTACGGGAACCTGCCATCTATATTTACCTGGTGGGAAAATTGGGACGATCACCTGGATATCGACTGGATGATAGACGAAGGCCACGTCCCCGGTTTCGCTGCGTACGATTTCCACCGGCATTACAAATACCATCCGCCGGAGGAAGCAGAAAAAACTATCGGCGTGTATCGCGGCTATGTTGACGTGCTGGATCCTGACTTTAGCTTATGGGAGCGCTTCCAGCGGTACGTGTGCAGGCTGGTATGGCTGTATAGGAACAATGCCTACGGATTTAGTTATTACGTCACTGGCGTTGACGTCCGGCGGGACGATATCGTCAAGATCAAGACAGAGGAAGCCAACGGGTATATCTATTATGTAACTGACTATGCCTGGGTATACAAGGACGAGAGGCCGTCATTCTTTGGCCTTCGTTGGGACAATTTTTTGGGGTGGAAAATGCAGAACGTGGAACACGACGTAGAACGGTGTATGCTGGCGTTCCGGATCACACCATTGGACAAAGGATGAACCATGAATACATTTTTCTCAAGTAGTGCATTAAAATCGGTAACAGAACATTTACCGGAAAAGCTGATAGCCAGCGCCGGCGTGTCCGGCGTGGTATCCGCGCTGGGGATACACGTTCAGCTGCTGGGTGTATTCTTCCTGTTGGAGCTGCTGGACGTGCTGACCAGGTGGATCGCATTATCGGCCCAGCTATGGAAGGATATGTACCCACAGACGCCGGGCACGGTGTGGCAGTACATGAAATTTATTTACCAGGGCCACCGGTGGCGCAGAATAAACAGCGAGGCCATGCGGAACCAGTTTATCAGCAAGATCAGCACATATTGCATCATCCTGCTGTTCACGTCACTGTGTGATCTGGCCATGCGCATTGCCGGCGGGCCTGCCATTTCAGTGCTGTTGCCAATCGTCACGGCGGTGCTTTGCTGTACAGAGCTGCTGTCTTGCCTGGAGAACCTGGCGGAGGCGGGCGTGTCCGTAGCGCAGGAGCTGAAGGCTATTGTTCAGAAGAAGAAGGAGAGCATAAAATGATTAAAGAAATTCAATTCCAACGGCGCAAAAAGACTATTTACGCCATGAATGAAGATTACAAAGTTGTGGGCCAGTGGGAGTGCCGGGACGATTTTGTCCCCGGTTACAATTCCGACGGAGATCCGCGCGGCAGCCTGCCGAACGGATTATATACCCACGTATCGGCGGAAGTCACGAACGGGAAATACGGCCCGGCCTACGGTAATTTTTACATCACGTCCGGGGATCCCAGGGGCCGCGATATCCACGGCGGCGGCTCCGGCCTGCCGGATCCGTATGCAGATTATCAGGGTTGGGTACCGACGTACGGGTGCCTCCGGATGCAAAACGCGGACGGCGTACAGCTGTCCCAGCTGATCATTGACAGTGGCAACGACGTGGAATTGACAGTGGTGGAGGGTTATTGATGAATTATGACTTTTCTGACATTGAGCTTACAAACAAAGAAGTGGCTATTATGGTTCTTGTTGTGTTTGTTTTCCTGGTGGTTGTTTTCAGCGGGGGCTACATGCTCGGCCTCCACAACGCAGGAGGCGACGTACACGATAACGGAAACACAGTTGAGAACATTAGAACAGAAGTTGAATCTGCTGGATCAGGTATTAAAGCAGCAGAATCCGGAATTGACGGAGCTGCAGCTGCAGCTGGCAGAATCGAAGAAAGAATTGACAACGCTGCGGAGCGAGCTGAATATGTCAAAACAACAGCTGCAGAAGGCCAGCGAATCATTGCAGAGTGCCAATCAATTATTGACGCAGTACGCGCAAGAGGCCAAGCGGGAACGCCTAAAAATTAAAGCACAGCGCAACACATGGGAGGCTATAGCGGCCTGCCTTGTGGTAGCGTTGATTGCCAAATAGAATCCCCCTCATTAGCCCGGCGTAACAGCCGGGCGCTTTTTGTTTCCGTCAAAAATTCGTCAAAAGAATGTTGCAGGAGTTTGAACCTTCGTGAATTTACGGAACAACAAAAATGCAGGAATGTTGCGCCTTCTGAATTGATTTAATATTATCTGTACTTTTGAAAGATTTTGCGCTATAATAAATTGAAAGCGCCTCCCATCCGCATGGTTGGCGCTTTTCTGTTTGTCCGTCAAATGGAATCGTCAAAAATTTATAGAAAAATTTTTTTAATCTCTGCCGCAGCAGCAGCCCGCATCTCGTCGGTGTAGTGGACGTAGGTGTTGATCACGGTCTTTGTGTCGTCGCCCATCAGCGCAGCCACGGTCCGGATGTCGATTCCTTTGGCCAGCAGCGTGGTGGCATAGGTGTGCCGGAGGCAGTGCGGCGTAAAAGCGGGATCCTCTGCCCGGAGTGCTGCCTGCATCTTTTCCAGCGTTCCCTGCGGGTGCGGGAACAGCCGGCGCTTATAGTCCAGCGGGACAGCGCGGTGGTAGTCCCGCAGCATATTCAAAAGAGGCTTGGGAATAGGCACGGTCCGAAAACCGTTGCGGCTTTTCGGCTCCGTTACCTTTTTCCCGTGGATCTGCATCTGCTTATTGATCCGGATCGTCTGCCCGGACCAGCTGATATCCTCCCACGTCAGGCCGAACAGCTCACCGCGGCGCAGGCCTGCGTAATAACAAATAGCCAGTGCGACGGCTGCGTCCGTCCGGGTGCCGGCTATCATCCTCCGGAACTGGTCGGCGGATACGGTAAGCCGTTCCTTTTTCTGACGATCCTTTTTAATTTCAATATCCTGCATGGGATTTGCAGCGATCAGACCGTACGGTTTAACGGCGGCCCGGAACAAAACGTCCAGCTTCGTTTTGTATTGCTTTTGTGTCTGCGGTTTAATCTTCCACGCGCTGACAGCCTTCTGTAAGTCGAGGTATGTAATTGTATGGACCGGCTTCTTTGCGACGTCCTGGAGCGAACGTACGGCCGCCGTATAATTTGTTTTGGTGTTGGGCGCGATAGATTGTTTGGACAGTAGGAAAATCTCACAGAATTTTTCCAGGGTGATACCGGCCAGCGCCTGATCAGCAGGTGCTGGCTGCTTTTTTATTTGTTCAATGAGCGCGGCTTCGTATGCTTTGGCGTCGGCCTTCTTCCGGAAGCCCTGCTTACTCCTCTGATGCCACTGGCCGGACGTGTCCTTCCAGGAAATTATGATCTGCCAGCCGGAATCCTTTTGCCGGAATGTGGTTGTGGTTTTCATCATAATCTCCTGTCAATCATTGTGGTAATTAAACAGTATGCGGTGTATATAGCTATAATGACAATGCCCACGCCAATGCTGTAATGCCAATCACTTACAAAAATAGTGGCAATGCCGGATATTAATAATACCAATAAGTTTGGTGGTGATATAATGCTTAAATTTACTCCAATTAATGCAATCACAATGCCAACAGTGACATAACTAAAATCGCCAGTATACAAACCGCGGATAATGTCAAATGCTCCGTAAGCGCACATTGCAGGAAAAAATGCCATTAACATAATAACTACCTCCTTATACTAAACATCTTTTAATCTCAACCACTCTGCCGATGATACGGACTGGCAGGGTGGCTATTTCTTTTTGTGAGTAAAAATGCGGCGGGTAGGCCAGTGTGTTGTGACCTATCAGCGTGATACCGTCGTCGCCTATCTTTACTATTTTACAGGTAGCCTCATTACCATTTACCAGCACGATAGCCACGTTCCCGGATTCCACGGCGTCCTGTCTCCGGACGATGACGATATCTTTGTCCAGGATAAACGGCGACATGGATTCACCTTTAATCTTTAGCGCAAAGTATTCGCCTTTGCTGGCCAGGGCCGGCGTGATTTCCTCATAGCCTTCTATATTCTCTATAGCTTCCAGTGGGATGCCTGCCGGAACGGATCCA